GTAAGCTAGCAGAGACGTCTGATAAAGAACGTGCTACTCGTGCACAGGAACTGGGTAAGAATGCCCACTCGGGTGAGGTTGATTCCTCCTTCCGTATTAAGGGTCAAGTCCTCGAACCTGATAGCATGGTAATCCGTATCTACATCGACCATGACATTCCGTTTGGTACTGGTGACAAAGCTGTACTCTGTAACCAGATGAAGACCGTTATCTCTCGCGTGATGACTGGTCGTAACGAACTGGAAGACGGCACTCCAATCGACATCATCTTCGGCAACACGTCTGTAGAAGAACGGATGGTAATGTCTCCTAAACTGATCTCCACGTCCAGCATGCTCTTGAAGCAACTTTCCAAACACGTAGCTGGCGTATACCGAGGAACTAAGAATGCAAAAGCAAAGTAACAACGTAGTCTTCGGCCAGAACCTTGCCGTTCTGACCGCAGCAGCAGAACTGGGGGCCGAAGCTATTGCTCGGTCTCTCGGCTCCGATTCGGCAGCCAACACACTCGAAGGCGAGAACGTAACCATGGCAGATCTCAAGTCTGCTCTGATCGCTCGCATGATTAAATACCTGAACCGTTAAGGAGCTAACATGTACCAATCCGAAACTATGGATGCTGTGCGCGACGCAGCTGAAACATTGACTCGGGAAGGTAAAGTACTGACCACTGGGAACCCTGAGTTCCCATTGGCTGTATTTGCCGATACCTATAAAGTCGATGACGAGCCTACTAACACGGCTCTCCCGGAAGAAGAAGTTGTAGCTATTGAAGAACACTTCGATGCTATTAACCAAGACTCTACTCCGGCTGAAGACGATACCCGTGAGTCGATTGTTGCTAACCTGCACACCGCTGTTGCGAAGGTTCAGTTTAACACCACTAACATCATCATCCCTGCAATCAAAGCAATGCATACACAGTACGCTAGTATGCAAGCTAGTTCGAGCGAACCTGAATACGCTGTACGTGCTTGGCGCTATCTGGCACCACACAACTCAGCTACTTTGGTTAACCACATCAATACCCGTTATACCCAAGTTCAACCTAAAGACTCTTATCGTTCGTTCCATCTGGAAACCCAGTCGGCTGATGCGATCGTTGAGATGATGGCCGTGAACAACCCTCACCTAGAACAGGAAGAGGTTACCGAATGGGCATTGCAGGTCGGTACCGAACGACTGGAAGCAGTATGGACCAGTATCTTTGGTTCTCAAGGTGTTGTAGTACCAGCCGGTCTTCCGTATCTGACTGCACAAGGTGCACCATTTAACGTAGACGACATTCTGGTTGCTTACTTCCTCTGCGGTCACTATATCGACAATCCAGTTGCAAACTCTGGCGTGGATATTGATGAATGGGAACACACGCTGAAGATCCTGCATGAGATGTTTGGGTTCTACCTGGCTCGTGCTTACACTCGTCGTGCTGATGCTCGTGAACAAGGTCAAATGATCCTTACTAACGATGCTACCAATCCAATCGATACCCGTCGTGCAGTAGTTATCTGTAACGGTGACGTATTCGATCCCTGGGTTCTGGCTGGTGGTGACATTCAAGCTGTATTGGGTGCTGCTGTTGAGAACTCTGGCGTAACTGATGTTCGTCATCTGGATGCTAACTCGGCTAAGTTCATTGCTCGCTGGCACGCAGTGTACCCGATGATCAAACAAGCTGCGATCGACTACTCGGATCGTCAACGCGTAAACAACGTTATCAATACTTTCCGTGAAGTCGGTAAGTCTGAACTGTTGAAAGAACGCTACAGCCCTGAGACCGAAGCTAAGCTGATTGAAGCACTGCGTTATATCCGTCGTGACGATTACGATAACCCTTACAAGGTGTTCTCGAGTCTGATCTGCCGTGTGTACTTCCCAGAAGCTACCTATCTGGAATACCTCGACGCTATCGATCAATACGGTCAAGACTTCCCTAAGGCTACCGTGCGTGAACTGGCTACCCAAGCGATGATCTCGCTGGTTGCTATCTTCCAAGCTAAGCAGATCGTTACTGAACTGTTCATGCCTGAGATCAATCCAGATGGTCCAGAAGAACCTGGTCAATTCCAAGACACAGGTCTGTTGGCTATGGCTGACTCCGATGGTGAAGGCGAAGAAGCTGAAACCACCGACATGACTGGTGATGATAGTGTACCTGATGGTACCGATGGCGTGGACGGTGACGTAGGTCTATCGGATACTGATCTGGGTGAAGGTACTGATGACACTTCTGTAGACGATATCGTTTCTGAAGACGCTGGTGTTGATGATACTACTGACACTCCCGGTGAAACCAGCACTGACGAAGATGCGACTGATGACGAATTCACTGAGGAAGAGGAAGAAGATCCATATGCTGATCTGGAAACTCCTACCGAAGGTGAGGAAGTAGAGACCGAGGAAACTGAGACTGAAGAGTCTGAGTCTACCGATGGTGACTTTACCGCCGATGATTCTGCTGAAGCTACTGAAGAAGTAGAACAAACTGAAGACGCCGCTGAATCCGAAACTTCGACCGAAGAGGAATCCGAGGAAGAAGAGGAAGAGGATGAAACCCCTTTGACCTAAGCCAGTCCTCTAACGAAGCATGGGATCAAAAAGAAATACGGAGACGCCTCGCCCGTTTGGAAGAACGGCGGGGTGAATCTATTGAAGAAACCATGAAGAAGGCTGGACCGGTAGGTACCGGATATTTTACGATCGAACAAGCACGAGCTGCCGCTCAGGGTGAATGTGATGCCTATGGTATCGATCCTACACTGAGTAATGCTGAACGTTGCACGCGTCTAATTGATATTCAACAGGGTTCACCTTTGATGCATGAAGAACGTCAACGGAAAGTTGCTTATGCGGAACGTCTAGCTGCTGATAAGTTCCACACCGATCTTAAAGACAAACTAGGTCAAAACTAAAGGGTAACATCACATGGCAATTCCTAATCTAATCCGAGACGCAGACTACGTAATGAGTAGACTCGTTGAGAATGAAGATGGGAGTGTCGTCACCACAGTACCTTGCTCTGTACAGATTCCAGAAAGCTTTACTGCTAAGAACCTTGCTGTCATTGGCAGTGAGGTTTTTATTTTTGGTTTCTTCCCGATCATCATGGGTGATCGGTATGCTGTGAACAAGACTATCGCTATGATGCGTATTTGTCCAAGCTCTACGCAAAAGGTCGTGGTTAACGAAACTCCGTACATCGAGTTCCAATTCGAACCGGGTGACAAGCTCATTTATACAACCGCTCTGGTTGTAACTGATACACTGACGTATTACATGTACGACCAATTCGTTGCTAAGGGGAATATCCCTTGGTATATGAACTACTACGACATGGCTAATATGTTTGACACGGCTTTGGAACACGCAGGGGTAGACTTGGGTGGTCGTTCGATTATCGAACTGATTATCTCAACTATCGCTCGAGATCCTGATGATATGACTAGACTGTATCGGCATATCCTCGCAAGGCCGGAAGACCTCGTTAACAAACCTCCTGTTACCGTACCATTCCGTTCTGTTATTTGGAACACCTCCGATACAACCTCCAAACTCAATGGTGCTTACTACGATCACGGTATCAGCTCTGCTCTGGTTAACCAGTCGGAGTCGGTAGAAATGATTGAAGAACTGCTCCGCACATAAGGAAGTTGTTTATGAACATGGGTATGATTCGGGGACGTACGATCCCTAACCCCATGGGCCAAGTTCCTACATCCCAGTCGGCAGTAACTGTCGGCTGTGCGATGTTGGCTGGTACCAATAAGCGTGGCATCTTGCCCGCAGACAAAGAAGGCTATTATACCCTCGTGGTTGGTAGCTATGGCACAGAGAACTCCGCCGGTATGTTCTACGACGAAGCTTCCGGTGTAGCGATGTTTGAACCATCTAGCTCTTTGATGCGTCGCCTTAAGAAAGGCGTACTGTTCATGGAGTTCAAGCACCCAGAACCTTACCAAGATCTTTTGATCCAAGGTCAGGTTGTACGCAAGCCTATGTCAGAAGCTGAATACCTCATGCGTATTCGGTCTATCGATGACAATCGGGTATGTGCACACATTCGTAACCTGACTATCATGCCGGGTGTGAATGAACAAGGTAAGCAGGTTAAGATGGTTGTAGCGGAAGTTAAGCCTTACGGTCCTTTTGCACAAGTCTTCAAAGACTCGCTGGATAACCCAAACATTAACACTTACTGTTCGGTACGTTCTATTACTCAGGACGATCAATACCGTGGCATTAAGTACACTCGTGAAATCGCTACTTGGGACTTCGTGGGTGAAGGTGGTATCTTTACCGCTAACAAATATACGTCTCCAGCATTGGAAGGTTTCAGCGAGGCAGAACGTCTCATTCATGTACCTGAGCGTACACTGACTCCAGATGTGTTGTGGCAGATCCAAGACGAAGCGAAAGCTCGTAGCCGTATCGGTTTGGAATCCGCTGAACACCAAGATGTAAGTGGTCTCATCGATGTACTCGGTTGGGAACGCAGTAAAGGTATTCGTCGTCCTGCATATTTGCGTGGATAACGAAAAAAAAAATAAAGCATGTTCCCTCTCCAGCTGGAGAGGGTTTATGTTAGTGTTTAGTATATGTCACCACCTTTTGGTTTGACTGATCATACAAGTCAAATGTCGTAAGATCCGACTTGACTAGATATGGTATGTAGTTAACAGGTCCGTTTGAAGCCAGCTCTGTTCTACATTGTTGAATGAAACGCCCAGTGTCATTTTCGGTTCCGATGTATATGGCGTCCTCTGGAGAGCCATAGACGGGCTGCAACCCGTTCGGTGATCCGAATCCTTTGATGAACGTGTGTTTACCGATTGTATCGACACCGGCTATCGTAAATAATTGGCGCATGGGTTAGTCCTTACGCATGTTGATATAAGTGGATTAGTTAGAGCTAATCCACATGAGTGACACGGCACATTGCCCCTACCTTCGGGTAGGGGCTTTATGTCGTCTTATAAACCACACAGTACTTTTAGTACCGGATTGTTTTTGAGGGTATTGACATGCCATTCCAGAGTCATGGCATAAATTGCCGCTGTAAGGATATCATGGATCGTTGTGAAAATACCTTCACCACAAGCCGGATGATAACTTACGTCGAGTTTACCTGACGTCGGATTCTCGAAGGCCGTGAAGATTCTAACGCCATCGAATTCACAGATCAAATACCGACTATCCTCACGCGTGGTCAAGATGGACTGACCGAGCTGCTCATTGATCGGGTCAATCAGTTTTTGCAGAGCTTCACGAATATCGACGATTTTACCTATCGAGCGTGCAGCATCTACATACTTCTCCAGCTGTCGCTTCGTAACATGCTCAAATACCGTTACCATGACTAACTCCTTTCTTCGTCTTTATGAGGTCCATTGACCCAATTGATTACTCGACGACGCACCCAGTCACAATGCGCGGATTTACTCAGCTCTTGTTGAGCCAGATATTTCCAGTACGCCGCCGCATCTTGGAACGTCGGGAAAACAGTATGGTCCTTCATCAGACCATGGATCACATCAAGCCGTTCCCTTTGATAGGCCCGGATAACACGATCTGCTACTTGATCATCACCGTTGAGGATGTGTAACAGATTTGAAGCTTCTGTCCACGCATAGTGAACAATGTCCATTTTCAATACATCTGACATCTTGACCATGAGTACCATTCCAATCTAGAGTTAAGGAAAGGAGCGGTACTACATAGACCGTTCCTGTTACAATTTAACGCACATGCAATTCCTTAGGACATATTTGCCGAGTAACGCCTTACATTTAGTTAATTAGCCCCAGAACATTTTCCAGACTAGTCTTCCTTAATGGATTACATTTTCTGGTGGGAAGTTATTGTCAACTGCGTATCGATGCAGTTGCTGGTACACTTCATAGGCAATAGTACCTACAGCGTCCTGTAGCTCGCCGTACGACGCTTTACGTTCGAAGGTGTCGATCTCAACAGAATAGAACTCACCACTGATGTGATGAGCTTTAATCTTTACTAAACCTTCATGCCATTTCAGGTTGAACACCATACTGACGGTATATTTACCATCTGAGATGATATCAAACTTGATATCTGGATTGATGGCTTTCTGTTCGAGGTGTTCAGTGAAAGTGAATGTCTCGCAATACGGACGCATGATTTCATGTAGTTGATGCTTCAACAATTTCTTAGCAAGTGGTTCGATGTGCGACATACTTAGCTCCTGTTTTATTTGTCGAGGTAATCGAAGATTTGTTTAGCTGTCAATGCCGGGTCAGTAACGTCAGGTTGAACGTCGTAGACCTTAAGGTGCGATTGATCACGAAACACTACCTTACAGTCCGTATTGTTCTCCACCCACATCGTTGCAACTTTGCTATTGAACGCATGAGTGAAATGGACCCTCAATTTAGAGGCTGGCGTGATTGACATGATCAGCTGGTTAGCACCGCTATCGAGGTGGGTGAGTTCTTTAATGACGAGCATGAAGTTCGTCAATGATTCAACTGCTCGCATTAATAGGTACTCCTAGGTTAATGAAAAGCCCCCTCCTGCGAGAGGGCAAAGATCACCATGTATGTCGTCCTTGACCGATCACCTCGATGTCGTCACCCAACTCCACTTTAACAACTTGTGGCATGTCGAGTGCATCATCTACCATGTCCTCGATATGGCGTAGGACCTCATTTGCTTCCAAGGTCTTTGTTTCCAGATCGTGGATCATGACGTTTGTAGCACGGACCATAACCACTAGCGTAGCAGCCGTAACCGCCAAGCCAGCAAGTTGACCCGCATTCTCTTTCATCACCTGCCCAATCGGCGCAAAGTACTGACTAAAGAAGCCAGGAGCTTCTTGTTTCTTTTGCCGAGTTCGTTCACTTGTGAAACCGCCTCTGACATCGTCGGGATGGCCTCCTTCGTAGATTCGATAGAAGGGCGCAATATAGTCGACTTGTTGCTCAGGGACTTGCCCAAACGACTGATACTCCGAATCGATTTCCACAATGGTGAAACCGAGGACATCCACAAGCGGTTGGAAAGCCTGGACCCAACCGTAGTTTTCCCACGGAAAGGATTCGTGATTTTCCTTGAGAGCTTCGTAATCAACTTCAACAATTTCTTTCCTGTTGAACGCGTCATCGTGAAAGTCTCCCAACATTCTGAATGAGTAGGTGATGTGGCTTTTAGGGTCCTCAACTTCGTTTATTTCGAGGGCATGGAGGATACGTTCCGTCACAGTCGCGTAACGATGAACGATATCATGGATTGCATTCTGGCGATAATCCCCCGCCATCGTATTGCCGAACGTTGCCAGAATGTAATGCTTTACATAGACTTTATCCATGCGACACCTTAATTGACCCCAATCCCCAAACGTAACCTGAAGACTGGGATCAACCTGTTAGGACACATTCCTGTGTGTCGTGGTTTAAGTGTCCATTCTGGCAACGGGGGCATTCCGTACGACGTACAGAACCGCAACGGTTGTGAGAGCGGAGCCGACGACGACGATTGCAGCAACTTTCATCTTGAGAGAGTTACTCATGGTTACACCTCTTTGGTTATGAAACTGAATGACGTAGTTGAACGGCTTTACTGCCCTTAGGTAGGCGGCATAATAAACTCCTCAATTTAGTTAACAGCATGAATGTAATATACTCTTTAAACAAGTTCTAATAGTAGGTACGACATAAAGCCTCCCCGAAGGGAGGCGCTATTATGCTTGTCCGGGTACAAAGTAAGGGTACATATTCTTAAGCATCTGTAAGCCCGGCTCAACGCGATAGAACGGTGAAGCCAGTAAAGCTATACGAAGGTCGGCATCTGTAGACATTACGGTTCTAGCTCCCTCTGAGGCGCTTGTAAGGTACTGTAGATTCCATGCAACATCGGTACGCCATGCGGTGCCGGTAAACACCTGACGATTTACGTAGAACCAAGCTGGCTTGAGTTCATTCAAAATAGCGATCAGTCTACGACCTTCATCGTAATAATTCGGTTGAGTCTGTGCGCCATTAGGTTCAGTTGGGACGACCGGGTATGGTCCACCAGCAATACAACCTTCTGGAATTACATAACCTGCCAACAGTTGGTCTGGATATGCCGGGTTCTCTGCCACGAGGGCTTTACTACCACCGTGCAACATCAATCGTTCAATTACTTCAAGGCTAGTGCTTGGAGATAAGCTATCGGATGCACGTTTGGTTACACTGAATCGGAACTGATCATCGTAGTTATAGTTATACGACTTAGATTCTTCATTCCATTTAGCACCGAAGGTTTCATCTACCAGATCTGGAATACCCCATGCGGATACCTCAGTCAGGATACCTTTAACCAATGCAGCCTGTGCACCTAGGTCAAACACATTGATCAGTTGGTTACCCGATAGATCGGAGATGAAACCCATTACCCCGCTGACGCTTTTATAGTCACCGCTAAGGAATGTTCTGGCTGCGCCATCCATGACCAGTTTAACCGAATCGATCATCGAGTTAGCACCACGGACGTAACCTGTACCTTCGTCGGCACCAGTCAAGTCACCCGTAATACTACGCTCAAGCGTTTCAGAGATATCTGTGATCGCGCTTCGACTACCACCCAATGCATCACGGATACGGTTCTTTGCAGTGTTGAGATCCATACCACGATCTTGCATCGCGGTACCGATACCTTTAACCATCTTGGTAGCACCACCAATGATCGAGTTCAGGTCGACATCGAATGCAGAGATCTTGGAGGTAAGTTTGTTAGCTAAGCCTGTGTCAACGTCTTTATATACATCGACTTCTTTTACAGGGCTATCTGGTAACCCGGAGAATGTGGGGGCTGAGAATGGTAACATGTTGGATTCTTCCAAAAAAGAAATGACATAAAATGGGGCACCGAAGTACCCCACTTATTTATGCTTTAATACGGAACACGGTATTAGCCCATGGTAACCGTACGGTGACTTTCTCACCCATACCCGACTTACCTGCAAATGACAACATTGTACGTTGCTCGCCATCCCCACTAAACGACATGGTACGATGGTACAACTGATAGTTCATGGCTGCCATCCAGTTTACGAGTGACTGCGCCAATTGCAAGCGCTCCGCAACTTGTTCTTCGGTTGGTTTATTACGTGCACCTTTCTTCGGTTCACGGTACTCCAAGATAGCTGTGTGATGAGGATCGAAGTTCAGTTTATCTAACTGAGTATACGATACCCGACCATAATCCAACGACCAGTAAACACCGTTACCGTAGTCTTCACCGGGGAATGAATTACCACCTATATGTAACCCTAGGTTTGGATTTGCCATCCAGTCCATGTCAACGTTCTGTTGGAAGTCTGGAGTGTGAATTAGACCGACCGTATACAACGCTCGAACAATAGAGTTACGACCATGAGTCCAAACTTTAATGAGATTCTCACGGAAGTCCGGCATTGCTCGAAGCTGGCTTTGAAATTCCAGACGATACATTACCGATGGTTGATTCCCCATTCTAGCGCGCTGCAACAAACGACACACATCGATGTGACGGAGTAGTTCACGCAACCATGCTGGAACCTGATTCTTTTCCACGAACACGTATAGGTCAGTTACAGCTTCTTCATTACCGTAGTGGGAACCGATCATTGTTTTCACGACGCCCGGCACTACAGCTTTCTTTACCTTAAGGAAGGAAGCCAGTTGACCTTGTGTTACGAATGTACCGTCGATGGACTTACCGCGAATCCATTTGTAAGCTCGTTCAGCCAGAGCAACTTGAGTCGTTACAGATTCACGCAGGTCCACGGATACAGGGGAGATCATTTGTTCAATCAGGGTATTAGTCATTTCAGTTACCTGTTCAGTTTTAGTTATTTCATTAATACGGGTCTGCAATCTAGCATGACCCGCTTCAGCAGCGGCAGTAAGGACGTTGTCACTTAGGTGAGTGGAACGTGGTCTACGCTGGCGCATTATTTAAGGTCGCTCAGTACGCTGCGAACGATATCAACCCAGTCTTGTTCCTCTTGGGTGATACCGTACGCAGACCAGATGACTTCTGTTTTCGCGTTATACTTCATTCGAATGAATGGGGAAGCACTACCCAGTTCCAGCCGAAGGACTTCCTCCAGTTGTTCTTTCAGGTTAGCTACATGTACGTATGGATGGTTCAAGCCATGTCCCCAACCTTGGAGGTAAGCATTATGCTTACTCCCGGTGATCAGGTATTGACGCAGGCATTTATAGGAGACGAACGTAAGTCCCGTCGGGGTCTGTTTTGGGTAATCGTTATCATACCCGAAGAAACTTGGGCAAGTAGTTGGATTACTCAGATCAAGTACGCTCATCGATGAACCTCCGCATTGTTATACATGTAACGACCATTATCCGTGATGACTACTCGATCATCGATACGCTTGATCCAACCATAGATGCACATTACCGCAATATTTGGATTAGGCCATGGTTTAGTAGGTGAGCGTTTGCTACCCATCTTAATGATCTCATCAAGAACATTGTAATACTGCTGATGGATTTTAAGTTCCATGGTCACTCCACGTAATACGGATCAGGCACATAAACAGGCATGATGGTATCCGGCATGGATTTCTTCATGATTGGATCATCGGTCCAAACTAAGGTGAGGATGTATTCCTCAGCCTTTGGGCGAAGCAAGTGTAGACCACGACGAAAGCCATTCCAGCTCAATCGTGGATCAATCAAAGTACGACGGAGTTGCTGTACGTTTTTGTTGATGTCATTCTGACTCAAGCCAACCACGTTAGCCGGATTCTTCATGTAATCATCAAACAGCTTTTCCCACCACACGTTAATGTCAGTGTGTTGTGACCCTTCGGTCGTTACGATGTGTCGAAGCAAATGCCCCATCAGCAATGCTGGTGGTTTGGTACCTTGAAACAGCGCGCAGTCTTTCCAGTTGAATTCATTCGATGCTGGGTTGGCTTCATCATCGGTTGGATCGATATTGACCCGATACGTACTTTCGACACCATCCTTCCAATGCAACTTGATATCCAAGTGCGCACGTGCGGGATTGAGGAAGTCGATAGCTTTGTTGAAGGCAGACCAATTCATGTCATCTGCGATGAGCGCTTTATTAAGGTTTCCCTTATCCGGCTTAACCGCGTTATGCGGTTTCTCAAAGTACAGTGTGAGCAAGCGAGACCAGGTGAAGTAGTTCACCTTACGCCACAGCAATACTTCACGGAACAGATAGCACAAAATACCTGAGGCTTGTTTCTTACCTTTCAGGGGGTCAGCAAGCAAATCTTTAACAGAATCCATTAGCTCTACACCTACGGTGATTGTTACGGAGAATGACGGTTATCAAACCATGATCGGTCTACTTAGCGTCCTCTTTCATGTTATCGCTGATCACGCGTGTTACCGTCAGGATATCATTGTACATCCGGTTCAGTACACGGCAGTGATAGTTCGATGGAGCGTTTTCGATAAAGCGATTGTGGTAGACCATGAGTTCTTTGATGGTACGAACACCCTCATAGAAACTAATAGACCGACCGCTCACACCGATGAGATAATCATCCAGTGTGATGGACTTACGGATCATAAACTGATCAGTTGAGATTTCTGTAACGGTTGCATCGTCTTCATGGATCAATGCATTAGTCGCCAAGGTCACGATCGATACCAGTTCACTGAGTGTTGAGTGTCGCGGTTCAATGCTCAGGTACATCATCTCTCGTGCATTAGGACCTTCCACAAAATGACCCAGTTTGATACGTCCCCAGAACTCTACCAGCATAGTCGGCAGGTCTGTCATTCCAACATCGGGTCCATCGAATTGCTCCAACAGTTTTGTGTAAGTATCCTTGGGTGTCGTTTTGAGCCATTTATCCAGTAAACGCGCCAGTTTATCAATCATTCTATATAGCCCCTTATCAATTTTGTCATCAGACATAACTTTATTCAGTCAGGTATTTTATGGAAAACATCGCAGCCGTGTTTATTGACCCAGAAGTTCCAGAGGTAGCGTATGAAGATCTTGACTTCGATACGCAGCTAAAACATACACAGCGAATCAAAAATCGCATCCTTCATAAGCTCGTCCACAGTAACCCAGATGGAACCCTCCCGACTGATAAGGACTCAGTAGAGCTGATGTTGAAGGTTGCTGACTCCATGGACAAATCGACCATCGCTAAGAAGCGTGTTAACGTCGAAGAGAAGAACGGTAACTCTGCTATCAGTATTCTCACCGGTATTGCAGAGATGGTTTCTAAAGGCGGGAACACTAACCTGTTTGCACAGGAAGTCCCAACCGGTAGTAATACGAATACGGACATCGGTGAACTCCCTGACTTCAGTAATGCGCATGCTAACGGTGAAGCTGAAGTGGGTGTTATCTCTGAGACAGCTGACTCGTTCGATAAACGAATGGAAGAAGTTAACCGTAAAGAGATGCAGCGACGTGAAGAAGCTATGGGTTTGAATATCAACCCAGTTGCTAAATAACGAAATAGTGCCAGCCTTCGGGCTGGCTTTATGTCAGTCTGTTCGATTACCTTGACCATACAACTCGAAGTCGTCCCCTAGTTCTACCCTGACAATAGTTGGGGCTTCAATAGCGGTGTTAATCTTTTCTTCGATACTGGCTAATACCTCTTTGGTGTGTTCAGCATCATTAGATGCTTTGAGTGCTATCCCTACAGCTACAGCAGTGGTTGCTGTTGCTACGATGATGGGTAAGTTATCTGAGATTGATTCGACTATTGGGTCAATGTGATCTCTCTTGAGTCTCTGTAGCCAATTGGGTTGTGTCATGTTAAGTTAACCTTAAGCTAGTCTATTGCTAACAAGGAATTGGAATAAAGAGTTTGATCCGAATTCCCCCTATCATAGCCATAGACTAACCGAGTATTATTTCGTAAACTTCTTATAAGCGCTAAACCCTACAAGTGATATTGCCATAGCAAATAGACAAACACCAATAGCCTCACCTAATGTCTCATCAGGTTGATGCCTAGTGTCTGGATCAAAGGTTGCATAGTCATCCAAGTTAAGGTCCTCATAAGCGATTTTAAGAGGGTCGTTTATGTATTCGTGATATCGATACTCCTTAAGCCATAAAGCCTTCAGAACGTCGTCAGAGACGATTACAGTGATGGTTGTACCTAGTTCAGATAACAACCTTATTTCATATGCGGTACATCCTGCCGGTTTTACTAGTGTTACACGTTGCCCTAAGTAATAGATCCCCAACTTGTTCAATGTGTTACGATATTCAGTTTGCTCTACCAGATCCATCCAATGCTTGATGCCCCAGTATTCAGCCATTTTTGTTAGGTGTACATACATGTTCACGCTCGTTCATTTGGTGCTAGGGTATGATATAAATCTGAAATAAAATGTGTTGACGGCATAATACCTCCCCGAAGGGAGGCAGTATGTCTGTGACGCCCTGTAGTGCGATTACAGCGATGTTAACTATAAATACGATGCATCACCTTACTTGTATCGCCACCCCTTAAATAAAGCGGTTTGGCTACGGATACGGTCAGCAGCGGTTTGCAGTCCGATACCATAAGTTTTAGCAACTGTGGTAAGGCTTTCATATTCAATGTCATCCACTAATACAGGTTTACGTTTCTTAGCCGCGCGATTTTCTATCCATTCAGCTGATTGCTTCATACCAGTGCGAGTTTCAGACATTTTCTTCCGAGTGGTGTCAGTATGACCTATACCCATTTTACTGATCGACATCCTAGCTCGAGCTTCCAGTGTTTTTGGGATGCCGGTTTTCTTCGCCGATAAAGCCTGACGCATTTCCTCGGTCCATATGACGTCTACAACCCCTGTCCGATTTAATAATGTTCCAGACTCTCTCAGTAATTGGATAAGACTAGCTTCAGTCTGCCTAGCTGTTTCAATATCCGGCATTTCGTGAACCGTTACCTTGAACTCGGGCGACTGGTCGTATGCTTTCTGTAAGTCAGTATTTACATGCTTACCAAGTTTCAATGTATAGAAATGGCTTCGCTTGCGGGTTACGATATCGTTGGTTGAGCCTATGTATATCTTACCAGACTCAACATGCTCTAGTGTGTATACATAGGCCATGCTATTACCTTTACTTGATGAGACAATTCTTGTTATAGAGTTCTGGCACGGTTACGTTAGTAGGGTCCAGCACCATGAATTCAGCTTGGTTAAATGCCCCGTGAGTCGAAACGTAGTGACTGATGTAGAAGATCTGTGAGTGCTGACCATTCTCGATCAGACGAGCGATGAATGGGATCAGGTTATCACGGTGTTGTTCGTCAAAGGTACGACCGAACTCGTCCAAGAACAATGGGAAATCTTCCAGATGCAGGAACTTACGCATCGCCTGACAGAAACTGAAGTTAACCATCTCAACTTGAGAGTCGCTACCACGTGAGATATCTGGAGCCATTACAGCGCCATCAGAAATGCACAGTGGGAAGTTGTAATCCAGTTCGTCTTTCTCAACCTTAGATGGGAGGACTTCCATCTTGTAGGTCCAGATCTCGGAGATGTAAGCATTGACCAGAGTCGTTACACCTTGCATGAAACCCATCAGATATTTACCCAACAGACCACCGTTCGGAGACAACGCTTTAATCAACAGGTTCAGATCACCTTGAACTTCACGAGCATTCTCAACTTCACCTTCCAGCACACGTAGAGAAAACTCACGTTGTTCCAGAGTTGTCAGGTTACGGGTACCTTCAGCGAGCTTTACTTGAATCTCACGGATCTCATTCTCATAAGCCTTATCTAGAAGCCACTCTGTGTGCTGCATGGCACGTTTACGCCAATTTTGGTATCCTTGTATAACCGCATTGATATCGTTGTTCAGACGACGGATGTCGACCTCTCCACGGTTGATCTGTTGCAGGTACTCCGACATCGTTTGTTGTTCAGAATACTTAGCTTGGATCTCGTGTTCCAATAGAGAGCAACGGTTGCGGTTATAAGCAACGGCATCACGATCGATTTCATTCAGAGTGGCGAGGCGTTTAACCAGACGTTCTGTTTCGGCTTGAGTTTGATGCAGCAAGATCAATTGCTTCATCTTAGTATGCCACTGAGTGATATCCACTTTGATGGCTGATGGAGTACGAAACATCAATTGGTTATCTGACACGTAATCCCATACTGGACTAAAATCAGAATACTCGCGAGTCAACTGCACAAAGCCATGGACATGTCCACGATACTCTTTAGCTGCATCCAAATACTCTTCATCACTGAGGATAGCCAGATCGGCTTCTTCCATGTGAGTACGTACTTGGTTTATATAAGCTTCGAGTTTCTCACCTTCAGATTCATCGATACCCGGTTTGAACTCATGTTCACATTTAGGGCAAGCTACAGTGTCACACGCCTTTAGGCGAGCCAAGCGTTGCGAGGCGGTTTGTTCAGCGCGATCCAACTCGCGACGACGACCCAGCAAAGCAGACATGTTCTCGCGAACCGATTCAATCTTGACATTGGAGAAATACCCCTCGGTGTTATCAGGGAAAGCGTTAGTGATTTCAAACCAACGCTGGAACATGTTATGCAGCCGTTGATCTGGATTGTTGGACAGATCCAAGTTAACCAGCGGGAACTTAATTGGGTTAGCATCAAGTTCTTTAAACAACGTATCTACTTTCTTAGTAGCAGTAGCTACATCCGCTTCAAGGTTATTGAGTTGGTCAGGAGATACTTCCATCTCTGTGATGTTAGCACCTCGTAACGATTCTAACTCCTCGGCCATCCGATTGATTACAGCTTGAACTGCCGCACATTGTTCTTGAACGATTCTTTTCTCGTCCAGAAACTCTGTCTCGTTCTTAGCTTTAATACGGGTAGGTAGAGTTGGATAGCTGTACAAGATATCCTTAGCTCGTTCAACTAATTTAGCCAGCTGATCGGCTGCTTCGGCTTCGTCACGGAATCCCGGTTGCTGATTAGGTTGACGAGCCATGAACAAACCATTAAGGCGTTCAGACATCTCATGGTTATCACGCTTCAACAAACTGATTTCAGCATCGGTCGGAATGTCATGGTTCTCATTGACCAGACGTTTCGTTATCGTATCGACTGTACCCTTCTGTGACCGAGACTCAGTCTTAAGAATGTTGAATACATTGAAAGCATGTGTCAAATCCACTACCGACATTTTAGTCAGGATTTCACGACGCTTAGCCGTAGACATCTCGGTAAACTTCAGTCGACCTGTACAGATGTCATGGAACTCCCGAGTCAAGCCAAATTCTTGAAGGCACAGATCTTCTTGGATCTTGAATGTACCACCTGAGTTAAGTTCTTCGTCATCACGGATAAAGGAATGTCTACCTGTACCATGACCGTATTCAGACTTCAGGACATAAAAGCTACCGTTGTGGTAGCAGTGAAATTCTTTCTCTCCGCCGGGAGCAAAGTTATCGGCACCACGTGCTGCCTTTGGTGGTGTTGGTAGTGGAGACAGTTCTTCCATAATAGAAGACTTACCTGAACCGTTAGAGCCGATCATGATCATCAGCTGTTTAGTAGGGGTCCACTCAAACTCTTGAATATTGGATCGCATCAAACGACGAAAACGCTTGAGACGAAGGTATTTGATTTGCATTGCGGCAACCCTTTAATTAATCCTATAGATACATGTATCCAAGTAAATAATAGGTGACCCATGGCCCTTCAAGATAAATCTATTCTTACCCTGTTCTCGATTGGGTATGTTACAACTAACAAAGCGCGTGGTTCACGCAAGATTCAGTGTCTCCCAGTTGAGTCAGCTTCGGCTACCGATGGTGAGACTACGCATAACCCGGTAGAAGATGTTCTTAAGGGTACTGACAAAGACGGCAACGCTTATGAAGTAAAAGGTACGCAGACTCGTGACATTGAGTGTGAATGGATGCCGACCGAGGACAACCGATCCACACCACCTGATATGCGACGTGGTGAATTGGTTGAGATCTACCGAGTCGGCAAGACTTCGCAGTACTACTGGCGATGCATGGGATTTCGTAATAACTTAAGGAACCTCGAACACGTAGTATGGCTATTTGCAGCAAGTCCTGACGCAGGTGGGGCAGGTGGTACCTTTGAGAAATGCTACAGTTTAGTGTTCTCACCTTGGGATGGTTATATCAGCATTAACACAACTAAGGCTAATGGTGAACCATTTGCTTACACGCTACAGATCAATACCAAAGAAGGCTTTGCTGGTCTGACTGATGATGTTGGTAACTTTTGGGAAGTGAATTCCAAAGACTCCCGTGTTAAGTTGCAGAACGTTGACAAGTCTATGGTATCGGTTGAGAAACAGTGGATTGATCTAAAGGCTGACAAACGTATTACCTTTACGGTGGGTGGAACGGTAATGGAACTCACACCTGAGATGATCGATCAGAAGACTACAACACACAATACCAAATGCACTACCATGAATATTAATGCTCAAGCTGTTAAAGCGACCGTTGGTCGTTGGGATTGGTTGTAATGCCTGGGATCTCAGTTTGCAATATGGACAATGCTGGCGGTGGTATTATCCTACCGGGGGCGAATGCTAAGGTGTTTTATAAAGGTCAGCCATTAGCGATAGTTGGTTGTGAGGTATTACCCCACGCTAGTCACTCACGTGCCGTAGTGCAAACCGGATCAGCTAAAGTATTCATCGGCGGTATTCCGGTATGTATGGCGGGCAGTCGTGCAAGTTGTGACCACACCGCTACTGGACGACCAGATGTAACTACTGCTGCATGACAGCATAAAGCCCAGCCTAATGGCTGGGCGATATGTCGTTAAACACCGTTGTTTTCGTAATGATCAATACAGTGGTTAATGAAGGTAAGCCAAACGTTCAGAGTGATCGCCAGCCAATGAGTAAAGTTATCCATTGGTTCAGCAAGCTTCTTGGACATCTCACCGATGATCTGGAGAACCAGATTCGAAGATGGAACAGTCTCACCACTATCGGTTCGTTCCATGATCTGACGAATAGAATCATCGACCACGGTTTTAACAGTTTCAAAGTCACGTCGTCCAGACTCAGCCTTTTCAGCCAAGGTTAGGATGCTGGAGATCTGGTCAGTCAACTCGATCATTTCCTTTACGGAAGGTACATCGATTTCACGTTCAGATTTATCCGCAACGTTCATGGTCAGTTCGGTAAAGCTCATGAGGAAGCTAGAACCTACCACGGTAGCTGGGTCACTCTTATTGGCACGCAGCGATTCGAAAGCTCCTTCTGGAGCCATGTATACAAATGCAGCGTTACCAGCAACCACATCACTACGACGGTGGAACTTTGGATTAACGTCGTTCATCTCGCCCTTGCGCATTTCCGTAGAACCCGGTGGGGCACGGAAACTGGCAGCGAACGATTCAATGAACTGCTCGATTACTTCGCCTGCTACTTCTTTACGATCTTTGCCTTCAGCGCCATCGAGGATATTCAGGAACTTACGACTGCAATCACGGGAGATCTTGGTTACGCATTTCGGATAAATGTTTAGTGTGTAGTTAGTCAAGTCTTTAATGTTAACCAGACTTGGAAGATCCACACCTACGAATTTACCATCTACCGACAAGCGTTGTACACCAGCTACAGACATAGTCGGCTGTAGCGATGCTTTAGAACCGAGCTTACCCAGTCGACGCGATACACCTTCTTGGCTTCGACGTACCCGACGGATACTACCAGTGAATTTAATGTACATCGCGTTAAGGAATTGCCAGATCTGTTTGATGATTTGCCATGCGGCTTTAGCACCAGCAGCCAACGCTTCCTTAATTGCTCGCAGTGTGATGGCACCACCCTCTTTGATATCGAACTCAGGGTCGATGTTCTCAAGGGCAACGCCCATCACGAATGCGATGTCGCCACTCACTCGTTCTTTACCGTTGAGCAATTGCTCGTAGCGTTCAAGAGAACTAGTGAGTCGTACCACCTTATCCCAATTCTCGAGGACTGGTTTCAGTTCAGATGTTGGGTTCATGTGGTACTTCCTAATTATGCTTCGATGGTACCGTCATTGCCTTCAGCTTTGATCGATGCTTCGAGGAAGCCGATGTAGCCTTTAACCAGATTGATCAGATAACCAATGAAGCGGTGCTGAGACTCAGAGGTAGTCTTGGCCAGAGTCAATGCGATCAGACCAGCTTGTTGACCGGCAGCATTACCGGTGAACAGATCCATGAAACCGGAGTGTTGTGCTTCGCCGACGAATTTCTTCAGTGCAGCATTACCCGATTTAACGTCAACGATGAATTGACACATTTTCTCAAGTTCACGGATTACCGCAACAGCCTCACCAGCGGTTGGGGTAGTTGCTTTAACATCGCCAGCAGATGGATCACCACCTGGGATCAGACTGAAGCTCAGGTTAACACCATCGGCAGCGTCTTCCATGGAGCCAGCGGCACCAGACTTCTTACTAGTCTTGATACCAGCATACAGAGCCATGTTACCCGGCATCGGACCAGACCAATGCAGACGGTCTACATCAAGGAAACCCGAAGGTACTTTGTCTTTGTCACCCGGTTGAAGGCTATCGAACGAACGGAATGCACGATCCAAGTTGTTCTCGATACCACCGATGATTGTGCTCATGGCTTCTTCGCCAGCACCACCAAAGATGTCAGCGAACATACCACGCTTGCCTTTCCACTCTTCCAGAATCTTACCAAGGGCGTTAGGCCAGTTCATCAGGAGTTCTTGAGCGATACTGTGGACTTTAGCAACAGCGTTCTTAGAGTCGCCTACGAATTCGTCACCGATCATCAAACGACCGGCACCTTTCATGGTGAACTCTTTGTCACCTTCCAGGATGTTTACACGCTTACGCAATTCGCCAAGGTGATTCTTGATCTTACCAGCGTCTTGAGAGAAGCTCGCAACCAGATCGGATACCATGTTAACGAATCGCATGAAGATCTTAACACCAGCTTCGAACAGCTTCTTCAGCTTGGAGCCCAGACCCTTACCTACTTCACCTGGATCAGCACCATCATCGATCGTACCTTCTTTAGCTTTAGAACCTGAGCCGACAGCAACTGCACTAGCTTCCAGAGATACACGGGCTTTAGGATTGAAGGATTCCAAAGCAGCACGTTCGGTGAAGAACAGGTTTGCGTCGATATCTTCCAGAGCCCACGAGATCGATTGACGGAGTTCATCCGACATATAGCGACCTTCTTTATGCATACGTTGCATCAGACCGTGGTAACGTTCTACGGTAGCGGTAGCTTTGCTCAGGGCTTCAGCTTTAGCAGCTACGGAGTCACACTCAGCCAGCTTCGACTCAGATACGTCGGTCATGCCGGTAACTTGGAGTTCTTCGCCATCGAGGTCCATAACCATGTCATCAGCTTCGCCAACGCCTTCAGCGCCAGACGAGTCAATCGAACTCAGATCACTGGCTTCAGTACCTTCGCCGCCTTCTTCACCTTCAGCGTGTTCTTCAACCGAAGTACGTACGTCACTGGCGCTCAGGCCATCAGTAGCAGATACCTTGTTTGGTAGGGTGTCGATATCACGACCACCGTTCTGATCACGGTTCAGGTTTTCGTTAACGTCGCTTACATCCATATTGGTAGTAGCGTTCTTAACGTCTACGGTTTGAGCTGTACCATCACCACCGCCATTCTCAGGACCGGGTTCGCTGGTCTTGGTATTGGACACTTCGGCATTAGGCAACTCATCGGTCACCAGTGGCTTAGGTTCGTTGATGGCGTTCTTTGGGATGTCTTTCGTGGCATCTACCGCAACGTTATCTACGTTCGGATGACTGATGCTTTCTTGGGAGATGGATTTAACCATCTTAAAAATATCTACACGGGCCATATCTTACTCCGATAAGGGAAAGGTTGTTCTACATAAAATAGTCAAGGGAGTAGACCATTGTCTTTAATGATCTGTTCAAGGATTGCATTTCGTTGAGACAGTAAAGCAATTGTTGCGTTAGCCTCAGCCAACCGTGCATAGTCAGTTGTACGATTCGTGATCGCTGCTTGACGAACGACTTCACGGTTCTCGTGGTCCTCTGGGGTTATCACATCCGACAGAGGCATGAATGCGATATTGATTTCAGGCTCAACGCCGAGGAAGTCACTGGTAGTGTTCTTCAAGGCTTGGATCAGGGAATCAAATAACGTCGAGTCCGGTAGCGGACCAAACGACAAACAACCGATATACTGGTTGTAAGGTTTGAAGTTGATATCAGGGAACGATTGAACGTAAGTAGAAGGGACGTACAATGGCGCTGACGATTCAGTCATCAACGTAATTAGCATTGCCCCAGCAGCACGATCGCTCTGAAGATCCGTGTCCAGCAGTTTGAACGGATTGTAGAACAACTCAAAGATATTTTGCCCGAGGGTTTCAATCTCGTCGAATCTTCGTACGGCTGTCATGGTGTACAGCGTATTTGGAGTCATTGCCGCATCAAACGGGGGTTTCAGTGTAAACCGACCTCGAGTACCGACAGCGGGGATAATGGTGTTTGCCATGGTTAGGCCCTTTTTCGATCAGTTATAACATTGGGGTCATGGGTGTAATCGCACTAGCTTGTCACCGTACCAGAACATCGAATCCCACACTGCCTTCATATACCAGTTGGGCTGTACAGAACCACCTGCGGATGGAATCGACGCAAGTTCAGTCCAGATGGAATCAGCTGTGAAGGCACGATTAAACTTCGTGGCCATATACTCAACCAGTTTAACTGAGTTGGTGATACTGGCAATAGCAGTCAAGTCAGTGCTGTTAAAGGTAGGCGTCGGAATAATCTTACCTAGATCAAACCGGTTGTGTACGAACTCATGGATTACCCACGGTTGGTCCATCTGGGAGATACGTACGACTGTATCCTCGGGAGCATCTGCATTACCCATTCCCTGCACCAGTATAATGGTGGAGTTATCACGGGTAAGGTCTATTGCAGGATAGGTTGCTTTAAGGCGAGCGTAATACACCGCAATCGGATCTACCCCTTTAAGTGTTTGGGTGGAATCGATAACAATTCTTTTCATGTGTACCTCGATATAAAAAGGAGGCTCCGAAGAACCTCCTTTCATTTATACGTTTGCTACTACCGATGCTTTGGATACAACCAGATAGTTAACGTTCTTGAAGAATGCCGAAGCATACACAATACCGTCACGTTTCATCCGAGAGATCCCACGAGGAACCGAAGTGTAAAGAGTCATTGTCTCAGCGGCTTTAATAAGCGTAGAGAGCAACATCATCCATTCCAAGGTTTCTGGGTCAACACGGTTAGCGTCACCACTACCTGTGTCAGTTACCAGATACTGAGGATACTTCTGAGTGAGCTTGATGATCCCATTACGGTTCTGCGGGTTACCGATTACGCCGAAGGCCAGAGACTTGTACTGGTTTACGCCAGATTGGTAGTTACTTCCAACATAGATGTCGGAGTAAGCTGGACCACGGGCTGTACGCTTGACCAGCGGCAGGTCAGTGTTAGCATCGAAGATCGGACTATAGAGACCAGCTTGGAACTGAGCATCAGGCACACTGTAACGATGCCACAGCGGAGTAAAGATGAACTCGGTAGTCATGAACAGATCAGGGAGAATGGTTTCCCAATCCTCACGTGGACGAGTCGACTGATCCAAGATGTCTTTAACGATAGCGTCTTTGATGATGTCTGGGTTGTTACCCGCTTCACCGTAGATCAATACCAACCAAGTACCTTTCCAACGTAGTGTTTGGTTAGCAGGGTTGACGTAATCAAACTCGAATGCCTTCAGGTAGGTATACGGATATTGAGCACGGCGAGACTGAGCAACTTCCAGTTTCTCAACTAGGTTGAAGTCAGCCAATAGTTGTTTCACGATCAGTGGATCTTTGAAGAAGTCATCTACTGGATACAGAGGTTGAATTACCTCAATGACGTAGCCATCATACTGAGCACGGAACGAATCATCGCACAGCCAGATAATGATACGGTTAGCTTCAGCACCCAACAACTTAACTTCAATATATTCAGGCAACCAGACCTGACCATTGTTAAGCATCTGACCCGAGGCGAACGACTCAAGTTCGGTACTGAATTCAGCCATTACCATTTGACGCAGGGTATTAGGGTTAGAGTTGATAACCCCATCCTGTGCCTGTTGGTAAAGGTATTGTCCAAGTTTAAGGACTTGATCAAGGTAGTTCCCTTCAACGGGTACCACGTTTTCATCCCTTACACTATGAAATGAGATTAAACCCACGTTTGGGGCGGACGACCCTGTGTGGATGGTCTTGTCTTTTGCATAGGTCAAGCTATCATCGGAAATCTCACCGAACATAGCAACTTGATCTTCCGCGTTACTGATGTAACTGGCGATCTCGTAAAAACCTTTTAATTCGTACATGTACTGTCCTCGCAAGTAGAGCTGTAGAAGGGTTTACCATCTATAGAATCTGTAACTATTTGCGGTATTAGAAATCGTCGGGTATACTTTTAGTGGTGTGCCGTCAATGAGTCTATACTTCTGCCTTTAAGGTACCATGGGTAGGCTTAGTTTATTACTGACCAGGGGATATTCCGGTGAGTTTGACTATCAGAGCCTTGCTCCTTTTTTGGCCTTTCCTAAAACGTGCTCTCTTCGGGGACCGCACTATAAAGGAATTAGTGCTGGCAAACAAACATATCACTGTTGTGAATGTATGCTTGATTGTTGTATTTCTTGCATTCATGAACACCTTGATTGAGTTGAACGTAGTTAAGTCAGAGAATGTCCGGCTGGAAGTCCAGCTCACCCAAATGTGTACTATGCCGATGGAGACTAGTCTCCAAATGCGTCGTAAACTACTGGGCGAAATTCTGAAATAGAACCGATATGGGAAATGAACCACATGTTAAGAAAAACTCTCCTACTTACCTCTGTATGTCTAGCTCTTTCAGCGTGCATGCTTTATGCACCTACATACGTCTCTCAACCGAGTACAACGGTGGTTCATGTAGCAACTACCTCCACGGCAGATTCACATGATTCGAACGTGAAACAAAAAACGACTGAGGTATCGAAACGGGTGGCGTCAAAGGCAACGACTACGAAGCAGCGTCCGTTAGCTGTCTGTGGTGCTTTTACCCTCCCCCGTGAAGTTGTACCCGAATATCTAACAGAAGAACTCATGGCTACCGCCAAGGATGTCGATGAGTTAGATACGTTGGTAGGTATGAAGGTTAAAGAACTTCAAACGTACATCGATAGCATGCATTCCAAGATTGAGCAAGCCCACGCAAAGTGGTTGGAATCTTGTCAGCAGAAACTACTGGACTAGTTAATGATCTAGTATATTCTGAAACGAGGTATTGTCGATGTGTGATGGGATTGTGTTATACACGGACGGGTCATTCCGTCACAATGTAGCTGGTTGGGGCGTGCACGGTTATACGTTTAAGGACGAACCGCTAAAGACGAAGGCTGCAACTAAGCAGCAACCGACCAAAGAAGGTTATAAAGACGTACCGCTCGATGAGACCTGTACGGTCATTGATTACATCGACGCGTTTGGACGTGTTGAAGGACGTGCCACCAACAATACGGCTGAGTTAACAGCTGCTATTGAAGGCTTCAAACTCGCATTGAAGTCCGGGGCCGATAACCTTATCTTCCGCATGGATTCTGAGTATGTCCGCAAGGGTATGACTCAATGGGTTCATAAGTGGATCAAAGAGAATTGGGTTAAGGTCGATGGCTCGCCTCGCGAAAACAAAGAGTTGTGGCTCGAGCTTGTAGCGCTAGAGAAACAGTGGAAGGATCGTGGATACAAATATCAAGCTATCTGGATCAAGGGACATAGCAATGACCTAGGTAACGACAAGGCCGACGTCAACGCTGCTCGTGGTGGTGGTTGTGCACCTAATGCGACCGTAGAGGTCAAGCAAGAAGGTGCTAAAGTCAACAAGCTCAAGAAGAAACCGGTATCTCCACTGATTCTTGAAACCCGCATGATCTTCGGGATCAACTCTGGGAAAGAGCCTGACGGCTACTACTACACCTATAACCTTGGCCGCATGCATAATGCCGGCCACAAACCACGTGACACAGCTAAAGATAAGTTAGCTAAATCGGATCTACTCTTCGGACGTCGGATCTCGGAAGCGACTTATTGTGTATATAAAGCCAAGGAACTCGACGAGTACTTGGAAGATCTACAGAAACTCCATGCCAGTGTATACGGTACGGAAAACCCAGAACTAGCTATCGTTAACCTCACTAACGCCTGTAACGCTAAGCAGCGCAACAATATCGAACTGCTCGGAGCTGATGGGCTATTGAAGTTTGACGATATCTATTTACTGGCAACTCCAGAGATGGGGTTAATTAGTCGGACGCTCAATCCTCCACGGATGGCTAATGATGGAGTGATGGAGTTTAACGCTCTTGAAACTCGATTGGATGCTTATCTAGAAGGTAAGCTCGGGGCGTCGGTAGATGTCGTTGACATTACCTCACACTTTTACGAAGTGATCGAAGGTAAGAAGACGGTAACTCAGCTGAAGAAACATATCACGCAGAATACCACTCACATGGACATTCCTGTTGTGCATAAGGGTCGGAAGATTACGATCAAGCTTTGTCTTGGTATTGACATTCCGGGTCGTAATCAACTTAACCGTATTGCCTGCGAAGGTGTTAAGGTCGAACTGTTGATTTCTCCGCTGGGACCGTGTGCCTATTCGTACTCGACTGTGTTCGTGGCTGAAGATGGTGCTTCTATCTTTGGTGCACCCTACGCACAGTTCTTATTTAAAAAATAGTGGGTAACTCATGAATCTATTTACTAGGTTCCGAGATGGCTTACATAGTGCGGGAGCTACGTTTTGGAATTGGATGTGGCTCAAGTCCGATGTAAGTTTTCGGAGAATGTGTGTAATGGCTTCATTGCATGCTCAGTTGGCCAAATGTAGTACTGACGACTGCCGTGCTATTACACGGCTTAACCAGCATATGCGGCTAGTAGGCGACCACAACGCGATGAGACTTCCAACTTTGTTCGCAGGGTTGATTTGGAAGAATCTTCCAAGTATCGAGAAGCTTGATACGAACAACAATAACTTGATACAGCGTATTGTTCGGCTTACTCCTTGCTGGTTGTACTACACGTCCGAGCAAAGCTATGAATCGGACATCAAAGAACTCTTAGGCTTTTGTAAGACTACTTGTTCTAACGGTTAACAGCATAATGCCCCTGCCGTCAAGCAGGGGCATTTATGTCGTCACAGATCGAGGATTGCTTTCTCGATTTCGTACAGTACGTTATTGGTTTCGATGATACGAGTCATCTGAGCAGCGTACCACTCTACCCAACGACCAGCTTCGGATAGTTGATCACCGATCATCTTAGCGAATTCGTTAGATGTACTGGTGGAACGTTCTTCACCAATACGACGGATCAGGGCATTAGCTGTTTGTACCAATGCTTGTACAGCCTTCTTGATCTCATCAGTTGCACCACCATGAACCAATTGATTTACGGTCTGCATGTTACGTTCAGCTTCAACGAAGTCACTGAACGAGTTGAATGCTTTACCCAAGGTAGTCTGAACAGCACGGTTACCGGTATAGAGTTTAGCCTCTTCTTCGATCAACTTAATACGGTCAGCACTAAGAGTGATACCGAATTCAAAGTCACGACGTTCTGCACGATCAAACGAGACCGACAGATAGTGACCAAAACGGGATGTAGCTGGACGGATTACTTCGTTCAGGACTTTGTCCATGATCTTAGCATGCTCTACCAACATAGCCGTCAACGGAAGAATCTCACCTCTCAAACCGTTAGGTTGCGATACCTTCATATCAACGTGTTCTTGGAAATCTAGGGAACTGGTGAAGGTTGACAACTGTGCGGGATGAAGAGTTTCCATCGGGTCGTAGTTATAAGTAGTCAGATACTTGAAGCCTTCCTGAATAGATACGCTCAGAGAATCAGTCTTACGACCGAAATACTTAGAGATGTTCCCCATCATCATTGCTTCGGTGGAAATAGTGCCAAGATCTTCGAAGAGTTGATTCGAAGGTGAATCATCTACACCGAGTGGCACATCGGTTGATTCAGTGTCAGTTGGGGGAAGACCCCACTCTTCCTCAATATTCTCTTTCGAGGCTTTGGGAATGTATTGATCGAAAATGCCGAGTTTCATTTTTTAAGGTACCTTATAAAGTTATTAAACACAGTCGCGACACTGTTAACATAAAATTACGCTTAATCACAATGAAATGTAGTTTAACCCCATCCACTAGGAATCGACAATGTTTGCAAATCACTTTGAGAAACCGGCATTTCGTCCGGCATTGAATATCGGCTGTATGCTGGATATCCCTACCGGTAAATATGAACAGGGAAAGCATGGTGAGATGATCCTGAACGGTGGCCTTGGGTCGCTGACTGGTATTGCCTCACGACCGAACAACTTTAAGACCGCTCTTGGCGTCTACATGCTTGCTATGGCCCGCCGTGCCCACCCCGGCAGTTACAGTATGGTCTACGACACAGAAGGTACGCTGAACCCTGTAGCTCGTTTCACCTCACTGGCTAAAGCCATTGAAGAAATCCGTACTATCGACTGGGAAAATGATGACCAGTTCGTATTCACGGATCTATCGCGTTACACCGGTGATGAATTCTTTAAGTTGTTCCGCACCGCTCTGCAAGAAAAAGAGAAAGATGCTAAGACGCACATGCGTACTACTCCTTTCTTGGACGTACAAGGTAACAACAAGAAATGCCTGTATCCAACCACAGGTTTCATTGACAGCTTCTCGAAGTTCATCGTTACAGCTGTAGCGGATATGTACGAGAAGAACGCCATTGGTGCATCGGGTAACAACACCGACGCTATGACCAACGGTAAAGCTAAGAACCAACTGTTTAACCAGTTGCCTCAAGTATGTGCCAAGACCGGTACTTACATGATCCTCACTGCTCACGTTGGTGATATCATTCAGATGGAAATGTATCCAACTGATAAACGTAACCTGAGTGAGATGAAACGCGACACCGTACTGAAAGGTGTATCGTCTGGTTTCTATTCTCTGCCAAACAACGTCTGGGACATTATGTCTAACAAGCCGTTGCTGAACAAAGAGAAGATGCCAATCTATCCGCTGGATAACTCTACCGCTATTCAAGGTGACTCGGATCTCCGTCAACTGGAAATTAAGAACCTGCGTGGTAAAGGTGGTATTACAGGTCTACCATTCAACCTGATCGTTTCTCAAACTGAAGGTCTGTTGCCTTCGCTGTCTGAGTTCGACTACTGCAAAGAAGCAGGTTGGGGTATCGGCGGTAACAACATCAACTATTACGTTGAACTGTGCCCTGAGATCAAACTGGGTCGTACCGTAGTTCGTAAGAAACTCGAAGAACACGCTAACCTGCGTCGCGCCGTAGAGATCCAATCGGAAATGCTTCAGCTGATCATGTTCCAACGTTGGACCGCCGAACAGGTATGCACTCCTAAGGAACTGTACGACGATCTGAAAGCTATGGGTTATGACTGGGATATGATCCTTACTCAAACTCGTGGCTACTGGATGTTCGAAGAAGACGAACACTTGAACGATAAGAAGTTCCTGTCCACTTACGATCTCCTGCGCATGCGTACAGGCGATTACAAACCTTATTGGATGTCCGATGCCGACAAAGCTAAGATCATTCCAAGAGCACTCGCTAAGGCGGCTTAATGACAAATTCGGCTCCTAAGGTAGTACTTCACGGTATGAAAGATGGTGGTATGATTACGAGTGAACGCCACCACGAGCAACTACGTGTATTACGTAGTTTGAACGGACTCAAGAATACCATTAAACATCTTAATGACCGCGACTTAATTAAACTACAGACGGCGATCTCTGAGCAAGTTAAGAAACGTGGGTTAGTGACCAACACGTAGGTAACTAATGAAGGTAAAAGACCTTATACCAGTCCTAATCAAAGCAGTCTTGCCCAAACCAAGGCTACCTGATAACACCGACATGGACCCGCGCTTCGGCGTGGGTTCTTTAAAGGACACCAATGACCCGACTAATAGACCACGGTCACGGGATCTACACAGTAGAACGTAAGAGACCGAGTGAGAAAGAAATGTCAAATCGAAGAGTTTGCGTATGCGGTGTAACCTACACAGTTGGTCCATCTTCAACTGGGGGTTATCAACCGTACAAGTGTAACTGTAAGCCTCTTCCACCACCGGGTGGTAAAATCACTCATTACGCAACTTACCCAGTTGACGTAATCCACAGAGATGAAACTGGAAATTGCGTCCGTGATGTCAATGGGAACTTCATGTACATGCACCGTAAAGGTGACAGAATCTTGGACGATGATGGTAATCCAGTAATAATTCCAAGTGGCTGTGAA